GTTGCCCCTATCCCCGAAGGCGGAAACCGGCGTGGATCAACGGGTTTCGGGCATGACCGGCCGCGATTGGTTGTGCCGATGGCGGAACCAGCCGGGGACAGGGCGGCCGAGGTTGGGGGGTTTGCACGGGAGCACCTCGGGATTGAGCTCATGCCGTGGCAGGTCCACGTCCTCGAGGGGTTGACCGCGTACGACAACCGGGGGCGGTTCTTGCATCGGACCGGGCTCGTGGGGACGGCTCGGCAGCAAGGTAAGACAACCCTCCTGGCGGCGTTGGTCGGGTGGATTCTGACGGTGGAGGCTCCGCGCCGCGGGACGCCGCTCACCGTGCTCACGACCGCGCACCGGCTCGACGTTGCCGTGGAGCTCTTCCACCGGCTCGCGGACATACTCGAGGCGAGGTTCGGGGCGAAGCCTGTCCGGGCGTACGGCCGGAACGAGGTGAAGATGCCGGACGGGTCCCGGTGGCTCATCAAGGCGGCGACCCCGTCGGTCGGGCACGGCCTGTCGTGCGACTTCGTGATCGCCGACGAGGTGTGGGACATTGGGGCCGACGCCATCGACCAAGGTCTCGTTCCGACGATGCGGGCACGGCCCAACCCGCTGTTCGCCATGTTCTCCACGGCGGGCACCGAGGACTCCGCCGTCATGCTCCGCTACCGGGAGCAGGGGCTCCGGGCCATCGACTCCGGGCAGCCGGGTCGCCTGTACTTCGCGGAATGGTCCCCGCCGCCGCACCTCGACCCGATGACGCCGGAAGCGTGGGCGTACGCCAACCCCGCCCTCGGACACACGCTCGAGCTGGAGACCCTTGAGGCCGAGGCCGAGTCCCCGGATCGGGCCGCGTTCCTCCGCGCGTCCGTCAACCTATGGGTGGCCAGCGACCGGTCGTGGGTGCCACCAGGTGCGTGGCCGGCGCTCCAGCTTGAGGGCGACCTTCCGGCCGGAGGCGTCGTCGCCGTTGAGACCGCCCTCGACTCGTCCCGTTACTTCGCCGTCCGCGCCGTCTCTCTAGCGGATGGCCGGACCGGCGTCACCGTCGAGTTTCACGTCGACACCCTCGCCCAATGCATCGAGCAGATACACCGGCTCGGAACCGACGCCCGGATCAAGTTCGCCATCACCCCGACCATTGACCTCCACTTCCCCCGGCAGCTCGAGCAGCGGCGAACCGTCGTCGGCTACGGCGAACTCCTCAAGTGGACCGTCCCCGTCAAGCAGCTCATCGACCAAGGCCGACTCGTCCACACGGGCGAGGAGATGCTCGCCGAGCACGTGCAGCGTGCCGTCGCCGTCCGGTCGCAGAACGCGGTCGCCCTGTCCTCGCAGCGGTCCCCCGGCCCCATCGAGCTGGCGCGGTGCATGGTGTGGGCCGCCGCACTCGCGTCCCGTCCCGCAGCATCCGGCAAGCCGATGGTCGTCGTCGCGGGCTAACCTCGGGACCGGAACCGGCCGGACCCCCCTGTGCCGCGTCTAAGCCTTTCGTCGGGATCGGTCCAACAACGCGGCCCCGGTCGGTTCCACCTCACCCCACGACCTGTCGGGCATACTCGCACCCATGCCGATCTTCTCCCGCAAGCGTGCCGCGATCTCGACCCCGGAGCTCAAGGCGGCCGTCGGCGGCCTCTACTCCTCGCAGCTCACCGGCCCCAACATGGTCGGCCAGTACTACACGTACCAGGAGGGCGAGCTCCGCAACCGGGCCGTCTCCGTCCCGGCGATCACCCGGTCGCTCAACCTCTTCAAGTCCGTGATCGGCTGTATGCCGCTCCGCATGTACAACGAGCGTTGGATGGATGGCAAGCGGGAGAAGGTCTACCTTGACCCGCGGACGTGGCTCCGCCGCCCCGACCCGTCCGTCCCGTACCAGCACCTCATGGGGTGGACGCTCGACGACCTCGTCATGTACGGGCGGGCGTTCTGGTACATCACCTCAAGGACCCGCGACGGGTTCCCGGCGTCGTTCACGCGGCTCCCGGCCGGGTCGATCAACACGACCGACATGCGGCCGCCCGTGTTCTTCGCCCCGTCCAAGCAGGTCTACTTCCAGGGCGGCGAACTCAACCCGGACGACCTCGTTCAGTTTCTCTCGCCCGCGGAGGGCCTCGTCTACGCCGCCCCGCAGGCCGTTGAGACCGCCCTCGCCATTGAGGAGGCCCGCCGCCGCAACGCATCCTCGGCCATCCCGTCTGGCATCCTGCAGCAACAGGAAGGCTCGGAGCCAATGTCCGCCGAAGAGTTGACGTCGATGGTCGCCGCCTTCCAGTCGGCCCGCCGATCCAACCAGATCGCCGCCCTCAACCAGTACGTCAAGTTCCAAGAGACCGTCATGACGCCCGACAAGATGCTTCTTATCGAGTCCGCGAACTACTCCGCCCTTGAGGCCGCCCGCCTGGCGAACGTGCCGCCGTACCTCGTCGGCGTCTCCACCGGCTCGTACTCGTACCAGTCTTCGCAGCAGGCCCGGACCGACCTGTGGATGTTCGGCGTCAAGCTCTACGCCGAGGCCATCGCCGAGACCCTGTCGATGGACAATGTGCTCCCCCGCGGCACCTACGTCGAGTTCTACGCCGAGGACTACCTCGAGGACGAGGCCATGTCCGACGCCGCCAACGAGGTCGACACCGTGGACGAGATGGACGTCGAGCCGGAGGAGAATACCGGCGAGGACCTCGCCGAAGCGTAAGACTGCCCGCATGATCCGGTTCAACGCCCAACCCGTCACCCTCGACGCCGCCGCCGCCGAGGACGCCCCCCGGACGATCACCGGGATCGCCGTCCCGTGGGACGTCGCCGCCACCGTCTCGGACGGCACCCCCGTCAAGTTCCTCCGCGGCTCGTTCGACGTCAACGCCAAGCCCGCGAAGCTCATCGAGAACCACGACATGACGCAGTTGCGCGGCACGGTGACCGAGTTGGTCGACGGGGAGGACGCCCTCTACTTCTCGGCCCGGTTCGCCAAGACGCAGGCCGCCGACGAGGCCATCGAGCTCGTCAAGGCCGGGGCGTACGACGCCGTCTCCGTCGGCGCGACCCCCGTCCGGTTCAAGTACGACAAGGACGGCGTCATGGTCGTCTCCGAGGCCCGGCTCCTTGAGCTTTCCCTCGTCCCCTACGGGGCGTTTGAGGAGGCCGTCATCACCGAGATCGCCGCGTCGGAGGAAATCCCCGCCGACGCGCCCGAGGCAAGCAATAATCCCGAGCAGGCACCACAAGGAGACACCCCCAACATGGAAGCAACCCCCGCAGCTGTCGACGCCGTCGAGGCGACGATCCCCACCGCTCCGCTCCCGGCGCAGCCGAAGCGCGAGTTCAAGATGCCGTCCGCGGCCGAGTACCTGACCGCCATGCACATCGGCGGCGACACGTTCGCGAAGATCAACGCCGCATACCGCGAGGCCGCCGCCGCGAAGCGCAGCGTCATTGAGGCCGCGGCTGGCGACATCGACACCGGCTCGACCCCCGGCTTGCTCCCGGTTCCCGTGTTGGGACCTCTGGTGCAGGACCTCAACTTCGTCAGGCCCGTCGTGCAGGCGGTCGGGGCCCGCGCGTATCCCGACGGCGGCGCGACCAAGACGTTCGTCCGTCCGACGATCACGACGCACACGGCGGTCGGCACGCAGGCCGCCGAGCTCAACGCGGTCACCGCGCAGACGATGGTCATCGCCGCAAACTCGGTGAGCAAGACGACCGTCGCCGGACAGGTCACCTTCTCTGCGCAGGACATTGACTTCACCAACCCGGCCGCCATGCAGCTCGTCCTCAACGATCTCATGGGCGAGTACATGATCGCGACCGACAACATTGCCGCCGACAACCTCCTCTCCAACGCGAACGCGTCCGGCGTGTGGGACGGCACCCCCGAGGACCTCGTCAAGTCGATCTACGACGCGGCGGTGGACATCTCGAGCGGCCGCAACTGGTTCCCGACGCACATGTTCGTCTCCCCGGACGTGTGGGGCCAGCTCGGTCAGGTCGTCGACTCGTCCAAGCGTCCCCTCTTCCCGTTTGTTGGCGCAGGCCTCACCGGGCAGAACGCGCTCGGCAACTCGCAGGCGACGTCGTGGAACGGCAACCCCCTCGGCTTGCAGTTGGTCGTCGACTCGAACTTCGCCGCGAAGACCATGATCATCACCCGAGTCGGGACCGGTCAGGGCGACGCCTACGAGTTCTACGAGCAGATCCGCGGCCTCATGTCCGTCGAGGTTCCGGCGACGCTCGGCCGCACGTTCTCGTACTACGGGTACGTGTCGACGTTCGCAGCGATCGGCGGCATGATCCGCAAGATCACGCAGGCGTAGGGACGGCCGGCCGATGGCCGTCTACACCGTCACCAACAAGTACCTCATCGACGACTACGCGGTCCTCCAGCTCCTCACCTCGACGGAGCTGGAGGCCGGGTCGGCGATCACCGTCGCCGGAGTCGACGCGACCTTCAACGGGTCGTACACCGTTCGGGCACTTCCCGAGTACGAGTTCCTCGGCGTCGATACGCAGGGCGACCTTCTCTACGACTACGACGTCCCGCTCCCGAATCAGGTCCTCTACGCCAAGGTCGCCGACGACGTCCAACGGCAGGCCGCCACGGGCACCGTCACCTACACGCCGACGTGCACGTGGGTCTCGGCCGCCGACGTGCAGGCGTGGCTCAACATCACCGTCGTCTCCGCCAACGACACGGCCCTCATTACGTCGGCCGCGGCGAGCGCGTCGCAGTTCGCCTGGCGCAGGCGTCAGGAATCCGGCTACGTCGACTCGTTGACCACCGTCCCGTCCGCGGACGTCAAGCTCGGGACGATCATGTACGCGGGCGGCCTCTACCGGTCCCGCGGCAGCCTCGGCGACGCGTTCGCCACGTTCGACGGCATGGGTTCCCCCGCCCCGATCATCGGCCTCACCGGGCAGATCAAGCAGCTCCTCGGCATCGGCCGTCCCGCGGTCGCCTAATGGCCGGGTCCGGGTTCCTCAACGCGGCCCTCGACGACCTCGCCACGACCCTCGCCACCATCTCCGGGCTCCCCGTCGTCCGCGACCCCCGCAACATCACCCCCGGGTGCGTCCTCCTCGACGCCCCCACCTTCGACGCGTTCAACTACCGGATCGTCAAGCTCACCGTCCCCGCCCTCATCATCTCGTCCGGCCCCGGCAACCAAGACGCGCTCGACCAGCTCCTCGGGATCGCCGCCGACGTCATGGCCAAGCAGGTCGGCGTCATCTCCGGACGCCCGATCAACGTCTCCATCGGCGGCACCGACGCCCCCGCCTACGAGCTCACCATCGCCCTCGAGGCGAACGCGTGAAATCCCGACCGGCCACGGATGCCGTCGGTAATGTCGCCGCCATGACCGCCAAGTACACCGTCGTCTCCGACAAGGTCGGCGAGCCGGGCGCGCCGTTCGTCCCCGAGGAAGGGATCAACGTGGACGCGCTCCTCGAGGGCGGGTTCATCGTTGAATCCAAGAGCTCCAAGCACAAGCACGACACGGAGGAATAACCCCCAATGGCCACCTACCTCAACAACCCGACCGTCACCGTCAACGCGGTCGCCCTGACCGGACAGTGCACGGCGGCCACGCTCGAGCGGTCCATTGACGCGCTCGAGGCGACGGCGTTCGGCGACACCGCCCACAAGTTCACGGGCGGCCTGCAGTCCAACACCGTCACCCTGACGATGTACGGCAGCTTCGCCGCGACCGAGACCTACGCAACCCTGTCCGGCCTCGTCGGCACGACGACCAACATCGTCCTCAAGCCGTCCAGCGCGGCCACCTCGGCCACCAACCCGCAATTTACGATCCAGGGGGCGTACCTCGAGACCCTGCCAATCCTGGACGGCTCCTACGGGACCCTCATGGAGATTGACGTGGTGTTCACGGGTGGCACCTACTCCGTGAGCACGACCCCGTAGTCTGAGTTTGCCGGACCCCCCGGCCCGACACGGAGGACACATGAAACTCAAGATCAGGTACGTCGCCGAAGGCGTCCCCTACGAGGTCACCACGACCCTCGCCACCATCGTCGCATGGGAGCGCAGGTTCAAGCGCAAGGCGTCGGAGATGGCGCAGGCCGCCGGGATCGAGGACCTTGCGTACATGGCATGGGAGGCCGCCAAGGCCGCCAAGGTCGTCGTCCCCGGATCGTTCGACATGTTCGTTGACCAGCTCGAGGAGATCGACGTCATCGCCGAGGAGGCTCCCCGCCCTACATGAGGGAGACGTACCGGTACCGCCTGGCGGAGGTGCTCGTCTCCCTGTCGTGGTGGCCGCCCGGAATCGAGTTTGACGTCGACGATCTCGTGACCGTGGCTAAGGTGCTCGGCGACCGATCCAAGCACCAAGGAGGCCGCCGGTGAACGCCACTCTCCGCGTCCGCGGCGTCAAGGAAACCCTCCGCGAGATCCGCAAGCTCGACCGGGAGCTCGAGAAGGAGCTCAAGGACAACGTCACCAAGGTCGCCGCTCCGGTGCTCGACGCCGTCAAGGACGCGTACTCGAAGGCGGGCGTCCCCCTCTCCGGCATGTCGCGCCGATGGTCCCGCACCTCCGCCGGAGGGTCCACCCGGTACACGTTCCCGTACAAGGTCGCCGCCGCAGTCTCCGGCACCCGCATCCGGTTCGACACCCGCCGCGGCGCGGTCGGCGTCATCAAGGTTCAGCAGTACAACCCCGGCGCGTCCGTGTTCGAGGCCGCAGGCCGCAAGAACGCCAACTACCTCGCGTTTGACCTCGACGTCAACCAGACCCGCGGGTGGGTCTCCGGGAAGCCGTCCCGCATCCTCGGTCCGGTCACCTACAAGGCCGCCCGCAGCTCCGGCGTCGCCGCCGAAATCAAGAAGGTATTCGACGAGGCCGCCAAGCGCATCAACAAGAGGATCGAGGTCGTCGGCTAATGGCCATAACCGCAAACATCGTCACCGAGTTCAACGACAAGGGAATCAGGGCCGCCGAAGGCGCGTTCGGCAAGCTCTCCAAGGGCGTCGCCGCCGCCGGGGCCGCCATCGCCACCGGACTGGCCGCCGTCACCAAGGGCCTGTACGAGGCGGTGCAGGCCGCCGCCGAGGATCAGAAGAGTTTCACGCAGCTCGCGCAGGCCATCAAGAACGTCACCGGGGCGTCCGACGCGCTCGTCGCGTCGACCGACAAGCAGATCGGGAAGATGTCGATGCAGCTCGGGATCGCGGACGACAAGCTCCGGCCCGCGTTCGCCAACCTCGTCCGGGCGACCGGCGACCTCAACGTCGCGCAGAAGGGACTCACCGCCACCGCCGACCTCGCCACCGCCAAGAACATCGACCTTGAATCCGCGTCTTCCGCGGTCGGGAAGGCCCTCGCCGGGAACACGACCGCCCTCGTCAAGATGCTCCCCGGCCTCAAGGGCGTCATCGACAACGGCTCGAGCGCGGCCGAGGTGCTCGCCGCCATCAACTCGCAGGTCGGCGGGTCCGCCGAGGCCAACACCCGGACGTTCGCCGGGGCCCTCGCCCGCCTGAAGGTCATCTTCGGCGAGATGGTCGAGACCGTCGGCTCGTGGCTTCTTCCCGCCCTCACGCAGCTCGCCGACCTCCTCAACAACTACCTCGGCAAGGCGTTCACGTTCCTCTCCGAGACCGCAGGCCCCAAGGTCGAGCAGGCGTTTGCGGGCATTGCCCGCGTCCTCAACGAGCAGATCATCCCGTTCGTCCGCGACTACATCATCCCCCTCGCCAAGGCGTGGGCGGAGATCTACTACACGCAGGTCGTCCCCGCGGTCCTGTCCGTGTACCAAGTCATCGGCGAGAAGCTTGGCAAGGCCCTCACCATGATCCGCGAGAAGATTGAGGAGAACCGGGAGACGTTCGACCGGCTCGCCAACGCGTTCCGCGACGGCGTCACCTTCATCACCCGCTACGTCATCCCCGCCTACGGCGCAGGCCTCGGCAAGGCACTTGACGGCGTCATCTACGTCGTCGGCCGCCTGATCGACGTCTTTGTCCGGCTCGAGAAGGTCGCCCACGGCATCGCAAGCGTCCTCGCCCCGCCGTTCGTCGCCGCCGGGAAGGTCATCCTCGGCGTCATCAACGGGATCATCGACGGGATCAACACCCTGATCAAGGGAATCAACGCGATCCCTGGCATCGTCAACATCCCCCTCATCCCCCGGATCTCGATGCCGTCGTTTGACCTCGGAGCCGACACCCCCGGCGGCATGGGCATCTGGGGCGAGAACCGGGGCGGCATGCCGACCGGCGGCGGCATCCCCGGAATCCCCGAATCCATCATCCCGGCCCCGAGCGGCGGACGGACGGGCGGACGTGCAGGCGGCGGACCCGTCGACTTCGGGCCGCAAGCCCCGCCGAGCCTCGGTCAAGGCATGGGCATCGGCACTGGCTGGGATCTCTCCTTGATCCCCATTGCGCCGATGGAGGTCAACATCAACGTCGAGGGCGGCCTCGCAACCTCCGCCGAGATGGGCCGCGCCATCGTCGACGCGATCAAGCAGTACACCAACGTCTCCGGCCCCGCGGCTATCGCCGTCGCCTAATGGCCACCGCCACCGTCCCCAACGCCGGGACCTTCGACCTCGAGATCGACACCGGGTTCGTCATCGACGGGTTCACCCTCGACTCGGCAACCAAGGGCAAACTCGACTCCACGGCCTACGTCCTCGACGGCACGACCTCATACGCCTCGGTCACGACAGGCGTCCTGTCCGCCAACATCAACCGGGGACGCCGCGACCCGGCCGACCCCATCGCCGCGGGCATGTTCTCGTTCACCCTCAACGACACGCTCGTCGACGGCCTCTTCGGCCCGTTCGACACGTCGAGCCCCTACTACGACGACGTCGCCGACGTCCCCGGACTCGCCCCCGGCCGCGAGGTCCGGTTCACCCGCTACGACAACGCCAACAACCCCGAACTCCTCTTCGTCGGCACCATCGTCAACTACGACTACAACTTCGCCCTTGGCGGCCTCGACACCGTCACCGTGTTCTGTGCCGACGGGTTCTACCAGCTCTCTAACACGTTCCTCACCGCCCACAACCCGACCAAGGAGTTCACCGGGACCCGGATCAACGCGATCCTCGACCGGGCCGAGGTCGCCTATCCCGCAGGGGCGGCGCGGAACATCGCCACCGGCACCGTCGAGCTCGGCGGCGGCAGCCAATACGCCATTGCCGAAGGGACCAACGTCAAGGCGTACTTCGACGAGATCTCGTATTCGGCCGAGCGGGGCCGCATCTTCCTCTCCCGCGAGGGCGTCCTCGTCTCGCAGGACCGGACCGGGACCACCTTGTCCGCCCCGTCCGTCGTCTTCTCGGACACCGGCAACGTCCCCTATCAGAACCTCGGGATCACGTTTCAGGCGGAGAACATCCTCAACCGGGTCGCCGTCACCCCGGCCGGAGGCACCCAGCAAGTCGCCGAGGACCTCGCCTCGCAGGCCGAGTACTTCGTGAAGTCCCTGTACATCGACCGGAGCCTCCTGCACGACAACGCGGCCGCCCTCACCCTGGCGGACTACCTCCTGTTCCCCGACCCCGAGCCAAGGTTCGACGCCGTCGAGACCATGTACGCAAGGCTCACCGCCGCGCAGCGGGACGCCTGTGCCATCGTCGACCTTGGGGACACGGTGCAGATCTCCAAGCAGGTCGTTATCGGCGGCACCCCGACGACCCGGACGCAAGAGCTCTCCGTGGAGGGGATCGAGCACCGGATCGGGTTCGCGACCGGCATGACCTCCCGGTTCTACACGGCCCCCACCACCATCGTCGTCGCCCTGATCCTTGACGATCCGGTTGACGGCATCCTCGACACCAACGCCCTAGGCTAGGCGCATGGCAACCCCTCCTGACTTCGTGGCCGGGGCCGTGTTGACTGCGGCGCAGATGAACAAGGCCGGTCTTTGGCTTATCAAGGTTGAAGCAATTGGAACCACGGTCTCGTCGGTCGTCGTCTCGGGCGCATTCTCCACCGATTACGACAACTACATGATCCTCGTCTCGGGCGGCGTCGCATCCGCCACTAACAGCCTCAACATGACCCTCGGCGCGACCGCCGCCGGCTACTACTACTCGGGCATCAAGCTCGCGTCATACGCGGCCACCTCGATTACGGGTGACGCCGCGCAGAACACGACTTCATTCCCCGGCGTCGTCCAAGGCACGACGGCAAGCCTCAACGGCAAGATCGAGGTGTTCCAGCCGTTCGCCACGAAAAACACCCACGTCCACTACGTCTCGAGCCAGTCAACGACGACCGGTCAATGGCACAGCCGCGGCGGCTACCTCGCCGACACCACGTCGTACACCGCATTCACCCTGACCACCTCCGCCGGGACCATCACCGGTGGCAACGTCTACGTCTATGGCTACCGCGACTAGGAGGATGCCATGCCCGAGGAAATCCTGATTCAAGTTGACGACGTCGAACGTCCCGCAACCCCCGCCGAGATCGCTTGGATTGAACTGGTCCGCCAGTCGACTCCGGCGGACGAGTAATCGCGTGAGAATGTGCCCACCGAGGTACTCGTCTCCATCATCGCGGGCGGCTTTTCCGTCATCGTCGCGCTCATCGGCCGCCTCATGCGGCAGAACAAACGGGACCACGGCGACGTCTCCCGCGCCCTCGGCCGCATAGAAGGGAAGCTCGACGCCCATGTCGACGATCACCGCGCTCACGGCTAAGTACCGGTCCGTCATCGCCTCCTACGGGCGGGCGTTCCTCGCCGCCGTCCTCACCCTGGCCCTCGCCGGGGAGCACGACCCGAAGGCGTTGATCGCCGCCGGGATCGCCGCCATCGCCCCGCCACTCCTCCGATGGCTCAACCCCGCCGACCCGGCCTTCGGACGTGGCAGTACCGGCGCGGCCTGACGTCCCCGGCTCCAAGCCATACACCGGGTTCAACGGAAACGCTCCCGGCATCAAGGGCGGAACGGCCCAATGGATCAGGGACGCCAAGCGCACGTCGGGCGGCGTCGTGTGGTCCCTCGGCGCGTGGGGCGTCCGCGACCAGCGAACCCACAAGGGCGTCCCCTCGGTGCACGGAACTGGCCGAGCATGGGACGCGGGCTACTCGAGACGGCAAGGCGACCGGCACCAGCCGTCATGGGGCCGCGACGCGTTCATCCCGTGGCTCGACCGGGTGATCGCCAACGCCAACACCCTCGGCATCGAGCTCGCCCTTGACTACTGGCCGGAGCCGTGGGGCCGAGGATGGCGGTGCGACCGGCAAGCGTGGGAAACCTACGACCGGCGCACCATCGCCGGAGCACCCGGCGGCCAATGGGTCCACTTCGAGCTCTCGTTCCGCTACGCAGGGAACGCCGCCCTTGTGAAACAAGGGTTTGACGCCGTCTTCCCGGAAATCCCCCGAACGTAACTACGCCCCTGTAGCCTGATCCGTACCGACGGAAGGCAAGCGCAGGACATGACCGAACCCTCGACCTACCTCTACGAGCCGTACATCGGCCGCCTTGAGAATGGCCGCGAGGTGCTCGTGCAGATCTTCCGCAACCCGGCCGACGGTGCCGTGATCGCGGCCCAACTCACGTTCCGCCAAGCAGGCGGGTCGTGGGGGCCGCCCTACCAGTTGGAGGTCAAGTGAATCCCACTCACGTATTCCGCCTCGTTCTCGCCGGGTTGGTGTCTCTAGGCGTGATCGCCGAGTTCCCCCTGCCAGAACGCAGTTTTGAGGCCTTTGAGGCGATCCTCGAGGTGCCCGCAAGCGTCCCGTCCACGGTGCCCGCCCCGCCGCGGACCGCCCCCGAACCCGGCCCGCTCGAGTACTTCCCGCAGGCCACCGTCAAGAGCTGCGACGACGCCCTCGCTCTCGCGCTCCGCGTCGGGTGGCCGCCCGAGCTCCTCGCCCACCTCGGCCGGATCATGTTCCGCGAATCCGCGTGCAAGGAATGGGCGTTCAACCCGCACGACACGGCCGGAGGGTCCCGCGGCCTCTTGCAGATCAACGGGGCGCACACGCGCCGCACCGCATGGGCCCCGAACGGCTGGCTCCAAGCGCAGAACATCGGCATCCGCACCGAGGACGACCTCTTCAACGCGGAACTCAACCTCCGCGCCGGATGGGCCCTCTACAAGTACGCGTCCGCCGTGTATGGTGACGGCTGGCAGCCTTGGGCAGCGACCCGAGACCGCGACTAGAACACCCGACAACTAGGAGATCCCGACATGGAACCCACCGAATCCAACGACCCCAACCTCCGGGCGTTCGACGCCCTCATGCGCGAGGCCTTTCCGCCCGTACGCAGGCCGATCCCCGAAGGTTTGACCGCGGACGAGCGTGCGATGGCCGTCGCCCTGATTGACCTCGACAACGCCCTTTGTGAGCTCCGCGACATCGTCGCCGAGATGAGGGCGAGCCTCGCCGAGCTCCGGCACAACCGGATCAAGCGAGAAGGGTTCAAGCCGTGACCCTCGAGCGCGGCCGCCGCGCCGCCAGCCAGCACCGCGCCCTCGACGGATGGCGCGACGAAGCCGTCAAACTCCGCGCCGAGGTCAAGGAAGCGAAGACCTTGATCGACGCGCTCCGTAAGCACCTTGAGGACACGATTGCCGAACGCGACGCGCTCCTCGCCCGGTTGACGAGGATCGTCGGCAGTTACAACGTGTGGCTTGAGGAAGCGGACAAACACGCCGCCGACGTCGTCGGCCGCGCGTTGGACGAGGCCATGCAGGCCGCCGCCGACAAGATGGAGAGGGGCGAGAAGTGAGCGACGAGATGGCACTCTTCACGACCTACCCGACCCAAGCGGGCATCCAATACCGGTATCACCCGCTCGCCCGCACCACGGACCCGGCGACCAGCCACGCAGGGGCGGCGTCGGTCCGGTTCCGCTCAAGCTCGCAGAAGGGACGCCTCCTGGCGGCGTTCGCAGCCGGTCCGGCAATCGCCGAGGAAGCCGCACAGCGCGCCCGCCTTGGGCACGTCGGCTATTGGAAGCGCGTCTCGGAGCTCCTCGCCGACGGCCTGATCGAGGAGACCGGCGACACCGCCCGGTCCCGCGCAGGCGAGGCGTGCCGCATCTACCGGATCACGGCGGCCGGAACGGCGGCCCTCCGATGATCCGCCGACTCCTCGATGCAACCCGCAACCGCAACCGGTTCTACCGAGGCGTCATCGCCCTCTACAACGAGGGCATGTGCCGCCACGTGCACGCCCGGATCGTCGCCTCGTCCCTCGAGGGCGAGACGGTGCACCACGTCGAGTACGTCCACACGTGCGGCGACGCCTGCCCGTGGCTCGAGGCCCGTCGGATCGTCGACGAGCAGATCGGAGCGTGGTGATGGGGTTCAACCTTGACGACTACGAGCCGGTAGCAAGCCGCCTCGCCCGGTGGCTCGAGCAGACCGACGGGCAGCCCCGCGTCATCACCCACCTAGTGCACTACCAAGAGAACCGGTGCGTCTTCCGCGCAGAGCTGTGGGTCGGCGACATCCTGATCGCGACCGGCTGGGAAGAAGAGACCCGCGGCGACAGCCCGGTGAACAAGACAAGCCACCTAGCCAACGCAGAGACCGGGGCCGTTGGCCGCGCACTCGCGAACGCGGGCCTCGCCGGGTCGGACCCCGCTAAGCGGCCGTCCCGCGAGGAGATGGCCAAGGTCGCCCGGGCCGGAGGGGGTGCGGGTGGAACATCCGCCTCTGGCTCGGGTTCATACGCGACACCCAAGCAGCTCGCCTACATCCGGCGGCTTGCCGCGGACCGTGGCCACACGTCCGAGGACGCCATTCAAGCCGCCGTCGACGAGGCATTGGGCGGCGAGATCCTCCTCTCGCAGCTCTCGCCCGGGCAGGCGTCACGGGTGATTGAGGCGTGGAAGTGATCCCCGACCTCAAGCCGTGGGTTGCTCTCCTGGCGGGCCTCGCCTACGGCATCGTGATCGGCGGCACCCTTGCGCTTGAGGCGGTCGGCTGGTGAACCGGCTCATCCTCCTCTCCGTCGCCTTGGTGGCGTGCGCCCTGTGGCTCCGAGGTCCCCGATGATCACCGAACGGGCCCTCAAGGACGCCGTTGTGGAAATGGCCAAGGCGTGCGGCTGGCTCGTCTACCACGCCTTGCCGAGCATGAACCGTCGCGGCGCATGGGCCACACATTTCCAAGGCCACGCAGGGTTCCCCGACCTCGTCCTCAGCCACGAGGCCGGCGACCTGGTCATCGTTGAGCTGAAGTCGGAGATTGGCAGGCTGACCGAGGGACAGCACCGCTGGCTCCGATCCTTCGAGGCGTCTGGTCTGGAGACCCGAGTGTGGCGGCCCCGTGACCTGAAGGACGGGACGATCCAGACGCGCCTGGCTAATCCGATGCGGAGGCGTCGTGCCTAGGGGACGCACATCTGGCGTCCCGCGCAACTGAAGGACGGCACGATCACCAAGTAACGTGGTGATCCCATAGCGAAAGGAACAAGTGATGGATGGAGTGGAAGTTCGGGTAGTGGCTAAAACACTGGAGATCATTACTGATATTGACTCCGTGTTGGACGTGCGACGAATGATTGGGAACCTCAAGGAGGATATATACCGTCGGCGTCATGAATTAGGCGATGAGTTTGGTTGGATCTGGGATTGTTGCAATCAAATGTTGGCGCGGCAGGAACGGCCGTGCCGGTTCTTGGCAACCGGCGCAAATAATGAAAAGACGCACGAATGAACAAGAAGGAACAAGGCAAAATGGCGTCTCAAATTGAAACGGTTAGGAAATACATTGAGGACCAACGCAACGTCGTCGTCAAGCAGCACGAGATAATTGCCAAATACGATCGGTTAGTCCGGATGTTGGCATTTGCGTTGGAAACCGAGACTGGTATGGCAAGTACAGAGTGGATCGATTGGGCAAAAAGCAAGATAAGCGAAATTGACGGCGAAACCGCCTGATACATAGCCCACTGGGCATGCCCACACGATGGGCCATAGGTCGTACACCGGTCGCAGGGTGCGGGACGCAAACAGGGGAACCTGGGTAGACCGACGCGCCCGCACCCCGACAGGGGAGAGCGGCAAGGCGTCGGGGCGGCCCGTGAACATAATCGGGCGACAGGCAAGGCAAGAGGTAGCGGACTGAGGCAACCCGCGGGCGGCCCTTCTAGAGCCATGTCTCGAGACGACTTAGACGCGCACAACAACAGACACCCACACGCCCGAACACCCACACGACGGCCCGACCCTATCCCTTCCGGCGCGAGCCGCTCGCGGCGAAGCGCAACGGGGGGCGCGGGGGGAAGCCCCCCGCATACGCTGGCCACAACCGACCCGAGGAACCCATGCCATCCAAACACCGCGACTACAACAACCCCACATATAAGGCCAACCGGCAACGCGTGCTCGAGCGCGACGGCCACGCCTGCCGATACTGCCGACGCCACGCCACAACCGTCGACCACGTCGTCCCCCTCATGCACGGAGGATCACACGACCTCGACAACCTCGTCGCCTGCTGCACCGAATGCAACACACGACGCGGCAACCGGGCACGCACACTCGACACCCAAGCACGACAGGCCGCACGCGCCGAAGGCATGAGAGACGCCGGAATCCCGATCCCGAACAACGGCGCGGCCGAACCCGTCACGATTCTTTACGGGCACCAACGCAAAAC